CGGAGATTTACAATGTCCAAGACTTACGTGGCGGCCGAAGGGTGCGCCATCCCGGGCGGCTGGCCGGAAGGTGGTCGCTCCATCGATCCGCTCTCGCGCCAGCATCGCCGTATGATCGAGACCGGTGACTTGGTCGAAAAAGAAGCGCCCACGGAAACGCCGGCCGAACCCGTGAAACCGTCCAGGAAGGATTGACCCGATGGTGAACAACATTCCCGACAATATCGTCGCACCGCTGCTCGCCTTCGATATCGAGTCCGGCGGACAGTTTTCTTCCGAACTGAACGAAATCCTGCTCGGCTTCGGCACCGCCGACGGCGCCCTTGCCGAAGGTGAGATCGCCATCTGCAGCACCGTCAATGAAGCCCGACGCCTTGCCGGTCGCGGTTCGATGCTGGAAAGCATGTTCATCCGTACCCGCAAAAATGCGCCCGCCCAGGTCATCTATCTCGGCCGCGTCGCCGATACGGGCACGGCGGAAATCCGGACGCTGACCTTGGGCGCCATCCCCGCGGCGGGCGGTCAGGCTGTGGTTCAGATCGCTGGCGAAAGCGTATCGATCGATATTGCGGCCGGCACCTCGGCGAACGATACAGCCTCGGCGCGCGCAGCGGCGATCAACGCCTATTTCAATGCACTCACGAAGAAGAGCTTGCCTTTCACGGCTACGGTTGAGGCTAACGTTGTCACGCTGACGGCGCGGCACAAGGGCGCATATGCGGGCAGGCTCGACATCTTCATTCCGGTTCTCGAAGGCGGAAACGTCTTCACCAGCGCCAACCTCACGGCGGCGACAACCACGGCAGGGGCTGGCAATCCGGATCTTTCCGCCATCCTCGCCGCGATGGGCGATGATCCTTTCGAGGCGATCGTTTCCGCATTCAGCGACGATGCCGCCGTGGCGCTGCTCGATGCATTCGTGACGTCCCGCTGGGGATATGATCAGCAGCTTTACGGCCACGCGTTCTATCCCTTCACCGGTACGGACAGCCAGGTGAACACGAAGGGTCTGGCGCGCGACACCTGGCATCTGTCGCTAATCCCGATCCTTTCTGGCGGCGGCAATGGCACCCCCGACTATGAGGCCGTCAGCGCCGTTGTGTCGCGTACGCTGCCCATGCTCGGCTCCGGCTCCGATGGCCGCGTTTCCGCAAACCAGTCCGGCCTTGTCGTCAGCGGTGTGATCGCCCCACGTGATCGCAATTACTGGCCGGATTATCCCACGCGCAATGCATGGCTCCAGAACGGCGTTTCGGCATGGAAGGTGGACCGCAGCGGCGACGTGATCATCGACAAGATCATCACCCAGCAGCAGACGACGAACGGCGTTCCGGATACGGCTCTGCGCGATATTCAGGCGGTCTACCAGTTGACCTATGCCCTGAAATTCATCCGCGCGCAGCTGGCCTACGAACATTCCAACAAGGCCATCGCCGATGACAATCCGGCCAATCTGCCGACCCTTGTCACGGTGCTCGATATCAAGGCGACGCTGGTGCATGCCTGCATCGACCTTTCTCGGCGCGGGGTTCTGGAGTTCGGCAACGATATCGCGGCGCAGATTACCGTCACCCGCAATCTCGACAATCCGAACCGGGTGGACATCGTACTGCCGATGGATCGCGTCAACCCGCTCGACATCTTCGCCGGCCTTGCCCGCGTCTACGCCCAACTTTGAGGCGGTCTCCGCCTCTCCCTCTTTTTGATCCTTTCTGCGGAGAACACCCATGGCAGGCAATGATTTTGGCGG